CATCTTTAATTGGGGGTTATAACTCGGCGTTCTTCGACTTCCCATATATTTTAAAAAGAGCTGAAATACTAAAATTAAATATTAAAAAAATATCAAAGACATTACATCCTGATTATTCATTAAAACAGAAAGATGGTATCTTAAAGTTAGCAAACGAGATGGAACCTTATGTCCAAACTCAAATGTGGGGTTATAACATTGTGGATATTGCACACGCAGTTCGTAGAGCACAAGCCATCAACTCTGACATTAAGAGTTGGTCTTTGAAATATATTACCAAGTTTATTGAGGCTGAAAAGGCGAGTCGTGTTTATGTAGAAGGGGATAAGATCGGTAAAATCTATTTTGATAATGAGGATTACTTTTTGAATCCTGAAAGTGGTGGGTTTAAAAAGGTTGGGATGCCGGGTACTGAAAACTTAATGGAAAGATTCCCTGGTAAGTTTTTAGAGGTTAAAGGTTCTAACATCATTGAACGATACTTGGACGATGACCTTTATGAAACGATGGTGGTTGATGAACAGTTCAACCAAGCAAACTTCTTGTTGTCTAAACTTGTACCAACAACATATGAAAGACTTTCTACTATGGGTACGGCAACATTATGGAAAATGATTATGTGTTCATGGTCTTATAAACATAAATTAGCAATACCTAAAAAATTAGAAAAAAGAAAGTTTACCGGAGGTTTGTCTCGTTTGGTGCAAGTTGGGTATTCAAGAAACGTATTGAAACTTGACTACTCTTCACTTTATCCATCTATTCAGTTGGTACATGATGTATTCCCTGCTTGTGATGTGACAGGTGCGATGAAGAGTATGTTAAAGTATTTTCGTGATACTCGTATCATGTATAAAAATTTGGCCGGTGAATTTAAAACATCCGATCCTAAACTTGCAATTTCATACGATAGAAAGCAGTTACCAATTAAAATCTTTATCAACGCATTCTTCGGTTCATTATCTGCTCCACACGTATTCCCATGGGGTGATATCGATATGGGTGAACAGATTACTTGTACAGGTAGACAATACCTTCGTCAAATGATTATGTACTTTATGAAAAGAGGGTACGTTCCATTAGTGATGGATACGGATGGTGTCAACTTTGAAACACCTGAAGAACGTATCGACTACAAATATATCGGTAAAGGACTAAATGGTTTGGTTAAAGAAGGTAAAGAATATGTTGGTGCAGAAGCTGACGTTGCAGAATACAATGATTTATTTATGAGAAATGAAATGGGTCTTGATATCGATGGGGTATGGCCAGCAACCATTAATGTATTCATGAGAAATGAAATGGGTCTTGATATTGATGGGGTATGGCCGGCAACTATTAATGTAGCGCGTAAGAACTATGCGCTTCTTACCGACAAAGGAAAAGTAAAATTAACGGGTAACTCAATTAAATCTAAAAAATTACAAACGTATGTTGCCGAGTTTTTGGATAAAGGGCTTCGAATGTTATTGGATGGTAAAGGTTCTGAATTTTTAGATTTCTACTATGTATATGTTAATAAAATTTACAATAGAGAAATCCCACTTTCTAAAATAGCAAACAAGGCTCGTGTTAAACAATCATTAGAAGATTATAAAGTTCACATCACAAAGACAACAAAGTCAGGTAGTATGATGTCACGACAAGCACATATGGAATTATTGTTACAGGCAAATAAAAGTCCGGGTCTTGGTGATACGATCTTTTATGTGAATAATGGTGAGAAAAAATCACATGGTGACGTACAAAAGAAAAAGGACTCATTAGTTTTAAATTGTTATATGATTGATGAAAAAGAAATTGAAATGAACCCCGACCTATTAGGTGAGTATAACGTACCAAGATATTTAGCAGCATTTAACAAAAGAATCGAACCATTATTAGTTGTCTATAGCCCTGAAATCAGAGAAGATATTTTGATTGAGGACCCTAAAGATCAACCTATCTTTACAAAATCCCAAACGGAATTAGTTAGAGGGTACCCAATGAAAGAAGCTCAACAAGATACTCTTGACGAAGTATTAACATTATCGGATACTGAAATATCATTTTGGCAGAGTGTTGGTATCGATCCTTACTATATGTATATCGATGATACTTTAACTATGGTAAATGAGGATTTTGTTGAAAGTAACCGAAAACTTATGTTAGAAGAAATGTCAAAAAATACTAAAGTAAATGCTGAAGAATTATATGAGTTTGATGTTGATGGGGATTTGATGGCTCTTAGCTTTGATTAAGAGTTTTTCAAACCATCTGAAGATAGGATATACCAAAAGTCACCTATTTTTTTAAATTCGACACAAGCACCTTTATCGAGTTCAATTTCATCAAATTCTTCATCCACTAATGTGTCACCTTTAACATTAACTCTTGTTAGTGCCTTTACAACGACGTGATCGGTAGTACGTGAGTTTAAAAATAACTCACAAAGTTCGACATTTTTTACTACTATGGTAGATTCTCCATTTGTGGTGTAACTACTATCGGTCACCACAGCATTATCTGAAGTGGTTACTTCAAAACCATGTATAATCCTTTTAGAGGGTATTGATCTAAATATTGGCATAAAATTATATTACTGTGTATGGACTTTGGAATGCTCTGAATTTTAATAATTTGTTTAAGTTTTCAGCCTGAAGAGCCTTTTGCTCCATCATTTTTTCAGGTCTTAATCTTTCTAGTCTAGCCTTAAGTTCTTCCCATAACATAGCCTTTTCATCTTTTGCTTCAGTGGCTAAAGATGTGTAATCCATAGTTAATTCAGAATCAGGGGTTTTAAGATTACCACTAAACTTACCTCTAACTCTACCTAAAGTTTCTTTACAATATGCGGTAAACCATCTTCTAACCCAAGTTTGTGCAGGTGAATTAAGTTTGTCCCATCTTAACTTATCTAATGGAACGTCTGAAGGTAATCTAATAACGTCAGGGTTCTTTGCTAAACAATCTTCTCTGTCGAAAGTGTCGTAATACCAATACCAAACTCTATAGTCATTTCTTCTCATGTTACCGAAGTCAAATTTACCACCAGGAACATTCATTAAATGAATTGCCTTTTTACCTTCAGGTAAAGCGGTTACTCTATAAGTCAAATCTCCGGTTATAATTCTTCTTTTCATTTGAATATCCGCCATTCTTAATAAAATATCAAAAGCAGGGGTAATGAAATAGTTTCCGGTTGTCCCCATTTGTGAAAAACCAGCCCCACCACCTAAACCAATACCACCCATACCACCAAATCCACCCATAAATGGATCAAAATATGCTGCGTCTAATTCTGGTCTAGCAAACCATAAAAGTTCATTTAATTCTCTACCTGCAGGAATTTCATAAATTTGTTGATTAGGTACTAGATCTATATAATCTTTTTTCAATACCCAATCACCACCAGCTTGTAGTCCTACAATTTTAGAATACGCATATGTAAATTGAGTTTCCCAATCCATACTACGAGTCGATAATGCTCTTGTAATTGATTGTTCATCAAGATTTAATCCATAAACCGAAGTCCATTGGGATTCGATTAACCAATCTTGTACGTGTTGTTCATAATCTTCAATAGATAACTCCAATAAAGAATCGAGCATTTCATCTTCTAATTCAATACTACGTAAAGGGGCACCTAAAAGATTTCGTATTCTTTTATAAAGTTTACTTCTTTCTGGTTCGTTGATAATTACAATAGACATAAGATATTTTCTATATAAATATCTCTATAATAAAAAGGGTTACTTTTCGGATTGGGAAACTAACAAATCATTCACAAATCCCCAATTAACAACCTTCCAAAAGTTTTTAATGTATTCGTCCCTTTTATTTTTATATTTTAAATAATAGGCATGTTCCCATAAGTCTAAACCTAATAAAGGGTACCCGTTTTCTTTTTCTGTGTTCATTAATGGATTGTCTTGGTTTGCTGTCGTTGTGATTTTTAATCTATTATTTTTAGTTAATATTAACCAAACCCAACCTGAACCAAATCTAGTTTTACCTTCTTCTTCAAATTTTTCTTTGAATTTTTCAAGTGACCCAAATTCTTTATTTATTTTGGATAATAACGGCCCCCCCAATTCTTGTTTTTTAGGTGATAACATCTTCCAAAATAGTGCGTGATTAAATGCCCCACCACCATTATTTTTAACCGTTTTATTAAACCTTGATATTTTTTTTATTATTTCTTCGAGTTCTAAATCAGGACCTTTAATTTTTTCTAATTCTACATTTAATTTCTCAACATAAGTTTTATAGTGTTTTGAATAGTGAGTTTTCATGGTTTCACTATCAATGAAACTACCAACAGAATCATAACTGTACGGTAATTTATCTATACTTATTTTTTTAATCTCACTTATGATATTTTGTTTAGATACTGATTCAACTTTCAATAAATTCTCTAACTCCTCAATTTTTTGATTGATAGGGGTATAAAATTTTTTATTTGATTTTTTGACTTCCATGGTATATAAATATCACCGTCCTTTAGAAATCATCTTTAACATTTCCTCAATAGTAGATGCGTCGTCCATCATATCATCACCCATAACCGTTGAGATTATTTTTTTCTTTCTGTTTAAGATGTCGTAAATCGCCCCTTCGATTGTGTTTTCATACAGAGGATAATATACTGATGTTGAATTTTTTTGACCAATTCTGTGTGATCGGTCTTCTGCTTGTGCGTGTTCTGCAGGTACAAATGATAAGTCATTCATTATTACTGCTTCTGCTGCGGTTAAAGTTAACCCAACACCAGCAGCCTTTAAGTTCCCAACAAACACCATTATTTTATCATTTGTTTGAAACTCATCAACGGAATTTTGACGATGAGGTTTTGAACAACTACCATCTAAATAAACTGCAGATTTACCAAAATGTTGGTATATCTGTTGAAGAGTGTCCGTAAAGTTTGTAAATATTATTACTTTTTTACCCTGCTCAATAATATTTTCAGCTAACTCAATCGTATTATTTATTTTTTCTTGGGCAATTACTTTTCTAACTTTCATTAATTTACCAAATTGGATTGTTAATGAGTTAGACTCTTCAGGGTTTTGTTCGTACCAATCAAAATATTCTCCCATGAGTTCTTCATAATCTTTAGATTTTAATCTTAAATAAACAGGTGTAATAATTTTTTCAGGTAAATCTAAAACTTCTTCTTTTAATCTACGAAGAATGTGTATTTGTGTTCTTTCTCTTAATTCGTCAAGGTTAGTCGCCCCTTGGACATTCCAAACTTTTCTTTTACCAACGTTAAATTGAAAACCGTTACAATATCTTTTAGCGTATGCCATCCAATTCATAGCAACAGGACTATCAACAATATTTAACAAATTATAATAGTTCATCGGTCGTGATGTCATAGGTGTTCCTGACAATAACCAAACCCTTTCTATTCTTGATATAACATCATTTACAATTTTTGTTCTTTGTGCTTGTGGGTTTGAAATCATATGTGCCTCATCCATAATTACAAGATCAAACTTGGACTTTAAAATGGTTGAGTCATCTTTCTTTTTTAGGTCGTGGAAATTTTTTAAGATGTCGTAATTAATAATAACAAAATCATGGTCATCTGAAAATTTTTTACCTTCTGCAATATATACGGTTCTATCTGAATAATTTTCAATTTCACGTTGCCAGTTAATCTTTAATGATGCTGGACATATGATCAATATTTTCTTAGCACCTGTTTCTAAAGCGGCAATAATTGTGGAAGTAGTCTTACCAAGACCCATATCATCAGCCAAAATAAACTTTTTGTTTCTAACCAACTTTTCAATTGCTTCGAGTTGGTGTGTCATTGGCATTCTATGTTGGTATTTACTATAATCAATAACAACATTTTTTACTTCGTTATCTTTAATAAGGGCTGATTTTGGCATCCAAAAATCATATGTCGTGTCACCTGAAAAGACCTTACCCCAAATATGATACGCCTTATCTTTTTCTACCAAAAGTTTTTCAACATAAATTTCTGTCGGTTCTTTGGTGTACATTTTGTCCTCCATTAACTTTTTTCCAAAATAGGAGTCTAACTTAACCCATTTCTTCGCAACTTTTGGTTGTACGTTGTGATAATTAATTATATAGTCGGATTGTGGTCTTGTAGGAACAAAAGACTTACTATTATGTTTTTTGTGTTTTAAATTAAGGATATAATTATTTGACCCTTCATAATCATCTAAAATTAAAAGGGCTTTGGACTCAGGTGTCTTTGATACTGTATCTTCCATTACTATATAAATAATAATAAAATAAAAGAAAAAATCAATCAAAGTATTTATAGATATGTCAGAGAATAAAGTTCCAATTACCAGATTAAATAAGTTTTTTTCAGAACAAGATTTTGATTTGGATATTTCTATGGGTGATGAATGGTTAGGTGGTGATATGAACTTCACTGTCGTATTATATCGTGTCGATAGACAAAGAACTGTTAATGATGATGTGTATGGTGAAACATTACAAGATGGAATACAGTTTCTACCTCCAATCGAATTTAAAGGGTATGTACGAATTGAGCAACCATCTAATGTTGATTATGGTGCATCTAAAATTTCACAAACAGAACCAGGTAATATTAAAATTGGTGTTTACCAAAAACAACTAGACGAACTAGAAATTGAAATAAACTATGGTGATTATATAGGTTACTACGAGACCGAAACAAGAGTTAGGTATTATAGTGTGGTGGATGACGGACGTATAGTTTCAGATAATAAACACACTTATGGTGGGTATAAACCATTTTACCGTTCAATTGTTGGTGCACCTGTTAACGAAAACGAATTTAGAGGAATATAAAAATGGCATTACCTAAAAAAATAAAAAATTATTTACCATTAATACCTGAAAAGGTTGGTCGTGAAAGAAGACAACAAATGTTGGATGATGTTACTGATCATGGTACTTTTTTACCTAAAGGTGTATTACACGCCGATTTAGATAAAGGGATGTTGGATTTTGTTAAAGATACTTTACAGTTAGTGGTTGATGAAAAAACCGTACCAACAGTAAATAAAATCATAACAAATCAAAACTGGTCACAATTCGTTGAGACTTGGAACTTTCAAGATTTAGATAATAACGTTTCATTACCATTCATCGCAACGGTAAGAATGCCTGAAGTTAAATACGGGACATTTCAAGGAGGAGCGGCAAACATCCCAAACAGAAGACAATTCTTTTATTATACTGTACCAACATGGGACGGTCAAAGAAAAGGTGCGACCGTTTATAAAATACCTCAGCCAATACCTGTTGATATTACATTTAATGTTAAATTATTTTGTAATAGAATGAGGGAGTTAAACGACTTTAATAAGATTGTTATGCAAACCTTCACATCAAAACAGGCGTATACACAAATTAAAGGACATTATATTCCAATAACATTAGAAAGTGTTGGTGATGAATCAGCAAAAGATTTAGAAAAAAGAAAATACTACATTGCTAATTATACTTTCATTATGAAAGGATTATTAATTGATGAAGAGGAATTCCAAATTTCACCAGCGATTTCAAGACAAGTAACTATGTTTGAGGTTGACACAAAAACAAGAGGAAGGAGAGTCACTCCACAACCACCAAGACCAAATAGTTTTGATTTAGATTTGACTTTTGTTAGTGGTGTAACACAATTAAGTGAGGTTTTTAGGTACACTGCAGATTTAAAAGTTACTGAACAACAAAATCTAACTAATTGTTATAATGCAACTTACACCGCAATTACAAATACAAATTTAACTTATACTAATTGTTCTGGTACCGTAGTAACGTCTACATTAACAACAGGTAATACAAATACAATATGTGTTAAAGGTGGTACCGTACCATCTTTTTCAAATGTGACAGGAGCAACATACAGTACTGGTTTATCTTGCGCCACAGGTTATTCGGTTTATATTAATGGTAACTATGCTGGAGATGATTTAGAATTAATACAAATAAATGATGGTGACACTTTATCGGTAACAGTGTATAAAAATGATAACACAAAAACTTCAACAATAAAAACAACCGCATACTTGGTTTAGTTATTCTCCGTATAAATCTTTTTTCTTTTCACAATTCTTTTTAATGAGGTTCTCTAAAAACTTATACATTTTAAGTCCATTTTCTTCGCAATATTTTTTTAACATATTGTGACTTTCTTCTGATATTTTTAAGTTTTTTATTTTTTTCATAATGTAAAAAGTTATGGGTAGAAAAAAGGTAGAATTTTTTCTTACCTTTTGATAAATATTATGTGAGGGTAAAGTTTTTTGTGTTTTGATGAGGTATTTATATAATAAAATAAAAATTTAAATACTATTTAAAACATGGCATCATCTAACAAGGTTTTCGTTTCACCTGGTGTGTACACATCAGAAAGAGACTTAACATTTGTTGCACAAAGTGTGGGTGTAACAACATTGGGAGTTGTGGGGGAAACACTACAAGGTCCAGCATTCGAACCAATATTTATTACAAATTTTGACGAGTTCCAAGTTTATTTTGGGGGTACAAGTCCTGAAAAATTTGTAAACACACAAATACCTAAATACGAATTAGGTTATATCACTAAAGCATATTTACAACAATCAAATCAATTGTTTGTAACAAGAGTACTTGGTTTATCAGGTTACGATGCGGGGCCGTCTTGGTCAATAACAACAATAGGAAACGTTAACCCAACAACTATCGCAGCTACGGGTAATACGGGACCTATTAATGTTTTATTTACGGGAACGACAGGTACATCATTAAACATTACATTAACAAGTGTTCCATCATCATTAAACGTTGATGGTAACTTCTACTACCCATATACTCAATTTAATGGTGGCACATCATCAATCGAGTCGGATTTAAAAACATATTTATCTAATCAAGTTAATCTTGCAGGTACATCATCAACAGGTACATCATCAACATTCTGGGGTGTTGTTAGTGGTGGAACATTTAACCTTATCACAGGTGGATCTGTTAATACAGTAACGGCATTCACAGAAAATTTTGGTGTGACCGCAGCAAGTGGAGGAACATTAAATTCAACAACTAACGAAGCATGGTTTTATGGTTTATTCAATTACCAAAATAATGCAGTAAATACATATTACGGACAAGGTTTTGGTTGTTCATTAGGATCATTATCAGGTTCGGGTGGTAACTATTCAGGATCTGCTAAATTTTATATCACAAACTATTCAGGTACACCTTACACAGCATATGATGATTTAGTTGTTGCAACATTAAGATCTAGAGGTATAACAAATTATAGTTCGACACAACATGGACCAAGTTACCAAGTAACAGGTTTAACCGATGTCGATATGATTTGTACGGGTTCTTATTCGGCAGTCACAAAAAATCCATTTGCACCATTCTCAATTTCAGGGGTTAGTAATGATGGAGATACTTTCCAATTTGAAACTTCGATGCAATCAACAGATAAAAACTTCATGAGAAAAGTATTTGGAGGTTCTAATTTTGGTAAATCAAGAAATGAAGTTCCTTTATTTATTGAAGAAACATACTCAAGTTTATTATTGGCTGGTTATAGAGCAGGTCAAATTAGAGGTTTGAATTGTGATCTAATCGCTTTAGATAGTGCAGAATCATTAGACACCGACTCAATCGGGTTCTATTTGGAACAATACCAAACACCTGAAACTCCTTATATGGTGTCAGAGCTTAGAGGTAATAAAGTTTATAAATTATTTAAGTTTGTCCTTATTTCTGACGGTAACGCAGCTAACACACAAGTTAAAATGTCTATTGGTAACATTTCATTTAACAATGGTACATTTGATGTCTTCATTCGTGATTTCTTCGATAATGACCAAAACGTTAAAGTTATTGAAAGTTTCACAAACTGTTCATTAGACCCAAGTAATAACAATTACGTGGCTAATAAAATTGGTACGTCAAATGGTGAATACCAAGTAAAATCTAAATATGTAATGTTAGAGATGAGTGACGAAGCTCCGATCGACGCACTACCTTGTGGATTTGAAGGTTACATTTCAAGAGAATACTCAAACGCAACTCCTCCATATGTAAATTATAAAACTAAATATTATACGGCAGGTGAAACTATTTATAACCCACCTTTTGGGTCGTCAAACGGTGGAGATAACCCTGTTATTTCAAGTGGTGAAAATCCAAGAAGAGCTTATTTAGGTATTTCTAATATCACAGGATTTGATTACGACTTCTTCCAATATAAAGGAAAACAATTACCGGCAAACATCGCAACTGATACTACGGGTCTTGCTTGGGGTTACTTAACTAAAGGTTTCCACATGGATAGTGGAGCAACTGTTGTTACTATCAGTAACGCATATGCAACATCAGGACAATCGGCGTTTGAAGTTGGTGTTGGGTCATTTAATTCTGAACCTACAGATACTGACAATCCTTACTACAGATTAAATACTCGTAAATTTACAGTATTAGCTTACGGTGGATTTGATGGTTGGGACATCTATAGAGAGTATAGAACAAATGCTGACACATTCGCATTAGGTCAAACAGGATTTAAAAACGGAGCAGCGGCATCAGTAACATATCCAACAGCTACAGGATGGGGAGCATTCAAAGCGATTTCAGGACCTAACCAAGAAAGTTGGGCAAATACTGACTATTATGCGTACAAATGGGGTCAATCAACCTTCGCCAATCCTGAAGCAACAAACATCAACGTTTTTGCAACACCAGGTATTGATTATGTGAATAACTCAAACTTGGTTGAAGATGCGATTGATATGGTTGAAACAGATAGAGCAGATTCAATCTACATTGCAACAACACCTGACTTTAATTTATTCTTACCTTCATATCAAGATATTGAAGAAGGATTAATTTACCCTCAAGAAGTTGTTGACAATTTAGAAAATACAGGAATTGATTCTAACTACACCGCCACTTACTATCCTTGGATCTTAAGTAGAGATAGCGTTAACAATACACAAATCTACATCCCACCAACATCTGAAGTTGTTAAGAATTTAGCTTTGACTGATAACATCGCATTCCCTTGGTTCGCATCTGCGGGTTACACAAGAGGTTTGGTAAATGCTATTAGAGCAAGACGTAAGTTGACACAAGACGATAGAGATACTTTATACAAAGGTAGAGTTAACCCAATTGCAACCTTCTCTGATGTGGGTACAGTAATTTGGGGTAACAAAACATTACAAATTAGAGAATCTGCACTTGACAGAATTAACGTAAGAAGATTGTTGTTACAAGCTCGTAAATTAATTTCAGCGGTGGCGATAAGATTGTTGTTTGAACAAAACGACAACAAAGTTAGACAAGACTTCTTGGATTCAGTTAACCCAATCTTGGATTCAATCAGAAGAGATAGAGGTTTGATCGACTTTAGAGTGACAGTTTCAAACACACCTGAAGATTTAGATTCAAATACTTTAACAGGTAAAATCTTCTTGAAACCAACAAGAGCGTTAGAATATATCGACATCGAGTTTGTGATTACACCAACGGGAGCGTCTTTCGACAACGTATAATAAAAACAATAAAAAAATAGAGTGGGGGGTAGAAATATCCCCCATTATATATTTATAGAAAAAAGAAAACCATGAAAATCGAAAAAAAATTAATCAAAGAATCTTTAGGGTACAACCAAGAAGGTAAAAAAACGTTTTCTGATAAAAAACAAAACATAATCATTACTGAAGCTCAGTTAGAAAAATTATTAGAAAAACTTAAAAAGTAATGAACATTAGAAAACACGTTTTTGATTATCTTAAAAAGGGTAAACTAAATGAGGGTTTTACGGAAGAGGGAAGACCTGATACAAAATATTATGCGTTCGATTGGGATGATAACATTATGTTCATGCCAACTTCAATCATTTTATTATCAGATAAAGATGATGAGGTCCCAATGTCAACTGAAGATTTTGCTGAACATAGACATCAAATAGGTAAGGAACCTTTTAATTATAAAGGAACTGTTGTTGTAGATTACGCCCCTAACCCATTTAAAAACTTCAGGTCAGAGGGTGATAAGAGATTTGTGTTAGACTCTATGTTGGCTCAACCAGGACCGTCTTGGAACGATTTTGTAGAGTGTGTTAACGGAGGTTCAATTTTTGCTATTATTACGGCAAGAGGACACAACCCGAAAGCATTAAGAGAAGCAGTTTATAATCTTATTATGAGTAACCATTTAGGTATCAATAGTAAGACATTATCGGGAAATCTTAAAAGATATCGTGATTTAGGTGGTGATGTAAATGTGGACGGTAAAAAAATTACGACACTTACAAAGAATGAATTAAATGATTATTTGGATTTATGTCGTTTTGAACCCGTTACTTTCGGTGACGGAGATGCTGCCAATCCTGAAGAGGGAAAAATCAAAGCAATGAGAAACTTTATTAATTATTGTAAAGAAATGGCTCAAGAAATTGGACAAAAGGCATTTTTCAAGAATGATATAGTTAACAACGAAATTGAACCTATAATTGGATTTTCAGATGATGATGAAAGAAATATAGAAAAGATGAAAGACTTTTTAGATAAAGAATATGAAAAAAGTCCAGTAAAAACTTATTTAACTAAAGGAGGAGATAAAAAAGAAGTATAATTATTATTAAGTTCTGGTTCTAGTTAAAGAATATTCTAAATAAAAATGGAAGTAAATAGAAAAAAAATAAATACGATATATTTATTAGAAAAATAAAAGAAATTTAAACACACACAATATGGCTGATTTATTAATGAAAATGCCCTTTCAGTACGAACCAAAAAGAAAAAATAGGTTCATCCTAACTTTCCCTTCTTCTTTGGGTATCAACTCATGGTATGTTGAATCTACTTCAAGACCAAAAATCGAAATCAAAGATGTTGAGATTCCATTCTTAAATACTTCAACTTATGTAGCTGGTCGTTTTAACTGGAGCACAATTGATGTTACTTTCCGTGACCCAATTGGGCCTTCAGCTTCACAGGCACTTATGGAGTGGGTACGTTTACACGCTGAATCTGTGACAGGACGTATGGGTTATGCTGCAGGATATAAAAAAGATATCGACCTTGAAATGTTAGACCCAACAGGTGTAGCGGTTGAGAAATGGATTCTACAAGGTGTGTTCTTAACAAACGTGGACTTCGATTCATTAGGGTATAGTGAAGATGGTCTTATTACTGTTAAAGCAACGCTTAGACCTGACAGATGTATCTTGGTATACTAATATAAAAACAAAATATTTTCTAATCCCATCTATTATAGGTGGGATTTTTTATTTACTAACATTATTTATCATTTATTTTTTAAGAAAAAATTATTATGGATCAAGCTTCTCAATATGGACAAATGGATTTTAACTTACCACACGATGTGGTTTCTTTACCGTCCAAAGGTATATTTTATAAACCAAAAAAAGAATCATTAAAAGTTGGGTTTTTAACTGCTTCAGACGAAAACCTATTAATGTCACAAAATATTCCAAAAGAAGGTTTAATAAATACTTTATTACGAAATAAAATTTATGAACCTGGATTTGATATAACACAATTGATTGATGTCGATGTACAGGCAATATTGATATTTTTAAGAAATACTTCATTTGGTTCCGAATATAATTTTTCAGTCGTTGATCCTGCGAATGGAAAAAGATTTGAAACAACAATTTTGTTGGACGAATTAAATTACCAACCGATGAAACATAAACCAAATGATGAAGGGTTGTTTGAATTTATGTTACCAAAAACAAAGGTGAATGTTAAATGTAAAATATTAAACATTGGTGAAGTAAATGAATTGGATAAATTACAAGAATCATATCCACAAGGTATGGTTGCTCCTGTAATTACTAAAAGACTTGAAAAACAAATAGTGGAATTAAATGGTGAACGAGATAAAGGAAAAATCGCATCATTTATTAACCAAATGCCAATATCAGATTCTAAAGAAATTAGAAAGTTTATTAAAGAATGTGAGCCAAGTATTGATTTAAACCGAACTATAGTAGCCCCGTCAGGAGAAAAGGTAACAATTGATGTTGCTTTTGGGGCTGAATTTTTTCGTCCTTTCTTCAGCTTATAAATTAAATTTATTAGAGGAAATTTTCTATTTAGTTAAATATGGTAAATTTTCTTATCGAGATATTTTAATCATGCCTACTTTTGAAAGAAAGTTTTTTATTGATAAGTTAGTTGATACTTTTAAAAAATCTTAATTTTTATATTTATAAATAAAAACTCATGCTATTATCAACTATTGGCGGTGGAGCATCATCAACAACACCTTCTGGTGGACCGACACAAACTACTAACTATCCTGAAACAGGTGCCGGTGGATTTAATGATATTGTTACCCAATTAGGTGACCTTAAAAAGGTTATATCAGATTTTGTTGGTGGGCCACTTCCTCAGAATTTAAAAGATGTATACACAAACGCTGAAAAGGCAATTGTGTCGATGAATACAACAGCACTTACTTTACAAAAAAGTATGGGTGGAGTTGCCTTTAACACTAGAGAATTTACCGGTAGATTGATGGATGCTTATAAAAGTACTATTGATATTGGTGGTACCTTTGATGATGTTGCTGATGGGGTTGAGGGGTTAGCTGACAGTATGGGTAGAATGACATACCCGTCCCAAGAGGTTTTAGTATCTATGGTTGAGGTAAGTAAAGCCACTGGTATAGCGACAAAAGAAATCGGTAAGATGGTTGGTGAACTGACCCGACTTGGTGGTAGCCAAACTGAAAGCCTTAAAAAAATGAGTGATTTAGGTAAAGAGGCGAGAAATGCGGGATTATCATCAAACAAATATTTAACAGAACTCACTAAAAACATGAAAACGGTTAGTGGTTTTGGGTTTAAAAGTGGTGTTGACGGAATGGCTAAAATGGTTAAACAAGCCATGCTATTAAGGACAAATATTGAAGCTATAGGTGCCAAAAAAGTACAAGATAGTGCGTTGGACCCTGAAGGTGCTATTGAATTGGCTGCTAACTTTCAAATGTTAGGTGGTGCTGTTGGTAAACTAGCGGACCCATTTCAATTAATGTATATGGCACAAACCGATATGGAAGGGTTACAAAACGAACTTGTTAACTCAACAAAGGCGGCAATGACATTTAATAAAGAAACGGGTAATTTTGATATATCAACACAGGATCTATATCGATTAAGAGAACAAGCTAAATTAACAGGTGCCAATTTAGAAGATTTAGTTCAAACTGGTAGAGAGGCAGCAAAACTTGATTTTATAAAAGAAAAATTTGATTTAAGTGGTTTAGACGAAAACCAACAAGGATTAATTTCTAGTTTAGGTACCATAGGTAAAGGTGGAGAATTAACGGTAGACATACCTGGACTTGGTGCACCAATAGTCGCCAAGGATCCTGAATCATTAAAGGCCGCTTTAGAAACCCCCGCAGCGATTGCTGCTTTGGCAGAATATCAAGACAATCAAGGAAAATCAGACAGGGAGTTGGCAGTTGCACAATTATCAATTGCCGAACAACAAAAAATCGCAGTTGATAAAATTAAAGATGCGGTTATTCTTTCTTTAGACCCTACCGAAAGAAAAAACTTTTATAAAAATATAGAAAACACAAACGCAGCACTTAATCAAAAAGCCACTAATGTCGCAAATACAATGGCTCCTTTAACTAAACAGGGTGTAATTGCTACCTCCGATACGTTATTCACGGAGTCTGCAGGATTCGACCCGTCATTAGATAGAACCACAAAACAAAAAATAAAAGATAGATATGAAGATGTTAAGATAGAAGATGCGTTATTTAGTCTTAACAATAGTACTCCGACAATAATGTCAGAAGGTCAAATTTACAAGGGTATTGTTGGTGATGAAGTTGCGGTCGGAACCAATCTAACAGAAGCGTTTAATAAATCGGGTAAGTTAAATAAGGTGTTCTTTCTTAATGAAAAAACAAGAAATAATCTATTTATGATAAAAAGACTAAATGGAAAGTCCACTATCATTTAATTCGTCAGAAAACTTTAGAAAAAAACTATTGGTACGTAACCTACCTACTTACAGAGTTGATGGTGCGTTCAGTAGTGGTGATAAGCCTGCAGTTGATGAATTTAGAATATTAGACTATTCTATAGTTGATTCAGTACCCGTAGAAGTTATTGGGGATCAACAAGAGAGGTTATTATACCCAATTAATCAATACGGTCCTGAAAACCAAAATTCTTACGGAGAAATGGTTAAAATCAATATTAACCGTAACTACAAAACAAATGAAGGTGAATATGGTTTTGCCGACTCAATTAATAGTGATTTAGAGTTAATAGGTGATAATTCAGAATTATATCACATTGTAAAAAATGTTTACAAACCACAAAACAATAGAAATGATTACGGTGATAGTGTTTATTATATTAATAATGATAACACGATTAATACCGTTGGTAGTGGAGAATACAATATTGTGGATACATTTAACAGTTTCTTATTTCAAATTGGAAACAATAGTGAGGTCGAACACAAAGTATTAAACAAATACAAACCAAGTAATGGTGGTAATAGTGATTTTGGTAATACCAAATACGAAATAAATAATTTATTAACCTTACCAACCAACAATCAAATTTTTGGTTATAATATATCTTACACAGTTAACAATCAATTAGAGCAAATTGGTAATGGTAGAGAATTAGTATTAATAACTAAAAACAAATATTCTCCTGAAAATTCAAATGAATACGGTGAAACTAAATATAGTATCAATAATGATTTAATACTTGGCTCAAACCAAGGTGAATATAATTATGGTGACACTATTGGTGATGCGTTAGAACTTAAAGGTATTGAAATAAGACCCACATTATTTACCAATAACGAATATAGACCTGAAAACGGACAAAGTGTTTTTGAGGTTGAACCTTTTAGGATACAAAAAAATCTAATAATTGGTTCAGGTAATTATGGTTATGATGATACGATAGGTAGTGATTTAGAAACTGAAGGTAAAACCGGCAGACCTGTATTAATTGCCACTAACCAATATGGTCCCGATAATCCTATCAAAGGTGAAGTGCCAATCAATAGAAACTTACAAACAAGATCTAATGAGGGTGAGTATGGGTATCCTGATACTGTTAGTAGTGAATTAGAAGTTATTGGTGTTGATGAAAGAAAACCTACGTTTTTACAAAATGCTTGGGGACCTGAAGGAAATCAAAGTAGTGAAGAAGTTGATCCATACAGAAAACTTAAAAACTTAACGATTAATAATGGTAACTACGACGTTACAGACACCAACCAAAACGAATTAGAATACGTTGGTGGGTTAAAAGAAACTGAAGCTTACGTTAAAAACAAATATGTTACTGGTGATGGTGATTATAATGTTTTAAATATTGATGATCTACAATACACTACTACAGGTTTACCATATGCTAATTCAGATTCAACATTTGTTTTTGTACCGTCAACTTATAGTCCTGTTAATATTTTATTAAGTGATAATCCTAATGGTTCTGACGGAAGTCTTTCACAAGATTCACAATTAGCAGCATTAGGTGCGAAACAATTACAAAAAGAATTTAAACATAGAGTTGCGTTAGAACTTTTACAACAAACGTTAGGTAGAGTAAATGCGTTAGACTCTAATGTAAATCCGGACACCGGAGAAATATCAGCGAAACCAAATACGGATCCATTCAATGCGATTGGTCTATTAACGGGTAATGTTCCGATAATTGCAAGAAATTATTCAATTACTGATCCTGATTCATTTTTGGGTCAAGGTATTAATTTTGCAGCTAAATTAGCGGGAACATATTCACCTTATTCGTATATTACTGGAGAATATTTTGATTATCCTAATAGTAAAGGTAATGGTCCATTTAAAAATATATTATCAGAATTAGGAGGGGCTTTAGGATCATTATTTAGTATAAAACAACCGGCAAATCAATCGTCATCAGAACTATTTGTTGAATTTACATCGATAGCGACAAGAAGTTTATTATATGACCAATTAAGATATAACCCATATAGACCAAATTATAAAATAGGTAATAACTTATTGGCACCTCCGGGAGTGTTTTACATCGGTGATAGAAAAAGTTCTATTACTGAAGAGGTTTCACCATTTGAACAATTACCGTTAAATAAAGATGGGTCAGGATCTAGTAATGGGCCTGTTTTATCGTATGGTAATGTTGGTAAACTCTATGAAGGGAACCAATTAACGGGTGCATTATTTGGTTTAAACACAAGGAACTATTATAGTTCAGGTGCTAAAGATACGTCAACTTGGGCATCTACAAATATTGTTGGTGGTTTAACTTGGGTATCTGATACCGGTAAAGGTGGTAAAAATTACACATTACCTGGTAAATTACAAGGTAGAGGAGGAGTTGATTTTACAGATAATTCTGATTTTAATTTTGATAGAATATCAAGTGCTTATGACCCAAGTCAATCTACAAGATATAATTTTACGCCTGGATCATTATTAGATGTCACCCAAAAATTAGTTGATGCAGGAAACCAATCACCTAATAAATTAGAACACGTAGGTAACGCAATTAACCAAGTGTCAAAAGTATTTAACGACGGTTATCAAGAACTAACTAAAGGTTCGAGGGTAATTAGATATACAACAAAAAATTCTGTACCGGGTGGTGCACTTGAAGGTCTTGAATATTGTAGAGTATTCACAAAAGATAGACCATATTACACATTTGATGAATTACAAAAACCTGATGGTAATATTAGAAAATATACGAATTCAGTTTTAGATAATACATTTAATTTGAACATAGCTCCAATAGGTGGTGTGGATTCTACTAATATCAAAAATGGTAAGGTTAAAAAATATATGTTTTCATTAGAAAATCTTTCTTGGAGAACATCAAATAGACCTGGTTACACTTATGAGGATTTACCTGATTGTGAAAAAGGACCTAATGGTGGTCGTATAATGTGGTTTCCACCTTACGATTTAAATTTTGATGAAAATATTAGTACAGGTTGGCAAGATAATACTTTTTTAGGTAGACCAGAACCAATTTACACTTATAGTAATACATCAAGAAAAGGTAATGTAAGTTTTAAAATTATTGTGGATCACCCGTCAATAATGAATGTTTTGGTGAATAAAGAATTAGAAGACGAATCATCTAACGAAACTATTAATCAAGTTATTGACTCATTCTTTGCGGGATGTACTAAATACGATCTATACGATTTGGTTAAAAAATTCCCTATGTTTACGCCAAGTGATGTTTTTGAAGTGCAACTTATAACAACACCTGAAGAGGTTAAAACATTTACAGATACTTTACCTACTAATATTGTTGAACAAGAAATCACAACTAGTCTTGTTCCACCACAATCGCCACAACCAACACCGGCACCATGTACTGAATGGCAAATTAATGTTGGTTCGGTAACGACAGATATTTCGTACGTCGATTGTGCTGGTACTACTATTACGTTAACAAATTTAACGTCCACAGCAACCACTCGTTGTATTAAAAGTACAACAACACCTACCTTTACGGTTACGGATGTCGCTAATACTGTAACAAACACGACACAACCTTGTTCAACACCACCAACGGTTACGGCAACACCACCTTTGGTTACTGAAGCACCTATTAAAGATCAGTTCCCTGAAGTTGGGTTCTATTTCCATAATGATTTTCCTGATCCGTCTGATGACAGGATATATGCGTCAGCTCCTTATGATATTTGGTTGACAAAATATAAAGGTTTAGAATTAAAATATTTAAATACTGGAGGTAATTCTGACCCTAAAACTGCTCATGATTTTGGTAAGGCGTTGGATAAGATTATTAAATATAATGATACTACGTATACTGACTATACTACACAAGTATTAACTGGACCTAATTCTGGGCAAACGCAATATCTAGCGAATTATATTGATACGAGAAAAAGTTCAGTAAGTGAATTTTTCTCATTTATTGATAGTGAATTTACTGAGGCACAGAACTTCGTTAAAAAAATATCAATATCATTAGATGCTGGTGAAACAGTATCGTTTGAATTATTAGGTTCGGC